CACCCTGTTTACCTGTCAATGTCGGTATGCGTATTTTGCATAACTGGGTGGTAGAATTTGAAAAGGACACCCTATGGGTGTCCTTCATTTTATAGTCTTGATTAAGAGTTAGTGTGAGATTAGGTCTCGTTTGCGAGTTTTTCAAAGTAAGAAATAGAATCATCGTCATCGTCATTAGATGATGATCTCATTTCTGGAGCTGGACTCTCTTTGAAAGTTGGTTTTGAAAACATAGACTCTTGTTGGTCTGATTGTTCATGCATATCTCTGGTATCAGCAGTAACATGTGACATAGATACACCCAACACTTTATCCAAACGATCTTTAAGTTGATCGTATGTTTTGAATGCAGTTTCTGGATTTACGAATTCTTCCAGAGAATGACACTGTTTATAAATGTTTTCCATTTTAGTGTCATCATCAGATAATGGACTAGACGAATCAAACTCAGATTTATCATAGTTACCATAACCATCAACAGTACGATATTTCAATTTGAAGTTTGCACCACCCCAGAAATCAAAAGGATTTACTGGAGTCTCATCCTCAAACTGAGGCCGCATCATATCATTGAGTTTATCAAAGATTTTCTTACCATAAGAATAAAGGAATACTTTACCTTCATTATCTGGATTGCCTGGATCTTTAATGACGTAAATGTTAGACATGTGCTTCAACTTACGTTTGCGATCACGAGCGAGATTTTGATTGTCCTGTGAACCAGTACCCCAAAGTTCTGTATTACTCTCACAGACAGGACAAGGTTTACCGACAGTAGTAGGGCAGTTGTCAATCAACCAGCCGCCAGGTCCTTTAAATCCATGATTAAAGATTCGCACCCAAGGCAGTTCTTCACCATCACATGGGGGAAGGAAACGAATTACTGCATAACTGTTACCAGTTTTGTCAATAGTGGGTTTCCACATGCGATCATCTTGATTAGATGAATTTGATTGTGGGGAGTTTGTTTTTTCTAGTTCCTGAGCCAGACGGCTGAAATCGGAACGATTCTTCTTTAGTGCTGCAAAAGACATATATTGTCCTCCTTATATGCGTTATATTCGTTTATATTTGTATTCGTCATATTGTGTATTAAGTATAACATTTTATCCACGTTATGTCAATAAGTTTTGACCATAATTATCATAATAATTTTCAATCAATAGAGTCTTAACGACTCCAACATAATGTACTCGATCAATCTCCAAAAAGGACATATAATCTTTGACTTTCTTTTTATATACAGGCCAGTAAGTTGTGTCACTGATCCTTACATTATTTAGAAAGTCAAATAGCATGTCAAAAATAACAACAGTTTCTATACAGATTTCGCCCTGTTTTTCTAATCTGATAATCAACGGATAGTCTCCACCAACAGATTTGAAAATGTCATTAAATTCTACGTCTTGGTCTGTACCAGAATCAAAGATTGTCTCACAATCATTTAAAAAATTATATTGTAGTGATTGTAATCTTTTCTTCCAGTTCTTATAAATGTCAAAGGATTCTTTGTCCATAAGATTCCCTGTCCACATATTTTCGTTTCGTGATATCGCAAGGTTTCCTTCGGCTGTGACATTCAAAAATAGAGATAGAAAGAATTGTTCTAATTCTTTTTTATCAAACTTTTTGGAAAGTTGTATAAAGGTATATCTGTCTTTACGTTTTGAATATGCATCATGTTTAGCCGTGGTTTTACCATTGAATTTTACATAGTCATAATCATTATTGAAGTGTTGCTTCATTGCAAGAAATATCTTGTACGCTTCAAAATCATTAATTTTTTTGCTGGACATGTGTATCATAGTGGCAATTTCTCAGTAGACTTTTGTACTAAGTTTAGGCCCTCCGCTTCATATTTGATTTTTTCTTTAATGAAGGAACTTAACAGTGGAGCGATATTTTCTATTTCTAATCTATTATGTTCACAATAATCAGTTATAGTATCAATGTAATTCGTTCCTAGATCTCTAACATTTTTTTCTATTTCGTCGCAAAATTCTTTTGAACTTTTAATTTTTAACATTCTGATTCCTTAGTTTACGATGTAGCGTATATATCTCTATACTACGCTACAACGCATCTTTTGTCAAGTAGTTTTTCAATCTTTAGACCAGATTGTCCATGCACCCCATCCAATGGCGATCCATGCACCAAGCTTTACAAAAGGGGCCCCAATTAAAATTAGGACACCTAGTACAATTAAAAGAATACCATCATGTGATGTACGTTCTTTCAATCTACTCTTTACCCAATCACTTACTGTAGAAATCATTTTTTATTCCAGATAGTCCAAAGTATTGCAAGTGCAACAAGTCCGACAAGGCCTTGATCACTGAAATTACTCAGCAGTCCAAGAATGTTGGCAGTTACATTTACTTCTGGCCAGAATGGAATATTCATTCCACCGAACAGGATTTCAAGGACAATTCCTAATCCAATAAGACTGACGCCGACCTCTGCGAGTGCTGCGGCCCATGATTTAACTTTAGTAATAAGTTCCATTATAACTCCTTTCTCTTTATAAGTTGATAGTGTAATGTGTGTGTATGTTCTTAATATCCACCGGAAGTACCGGAAGTACCACTTGATGTGGCAGTAGTTGTAGTACCACTTGATGTGGCAGTAGTTGTAGTATTTGTAGTATTTGTAGTCGCTGTTGATACAACACCGCGAGATGCATCATATGCAATCTGCTGTTGTTCATATGTACTATACAGTATTGACAAGTCACTAGTGGAAATTTTGGATAGAGTAGGAAAAACTGCAAACTCACCATCCAAAGAATTTAATTTGATATCAACAGATACTTTTACATTAGAGATTGTATTTGAATATCTTTTTGGAAAGAAAAAAGTATCTCCTTGCCAAGAATCTACTACTCTTTTAACTGCAAACGGAGTTTCTCCATCACTTGAAACTTTGTAATTCAATACAACTGTCGGGTGTCTAAACATATCCCATAACATAACTAATTGTGACCCAGTTTTATAATCTGTATTTGAAATGGTATCAGTAAATGGTCTTAAATTGCGGCCCAATCGACTATAAAGGGATGTAGTGGTAATATTATATGCACTATTTTCGTGTGCAAAGATTGGTACACATCTGAAAGTTAAAATTCTTTCATGTGCAGAATCATTATAATATTCAAAAGTTCCTTCAAACTCATCAGCTATTATATTAGGAAATTCAGCATCACTACAGTTTACTTCTATAGAATTTCTAAAAGAATCTCCAGTAGAAGTCTTCGTAGCTTCTATCCTAATTCCCATGCCGGGCGGAACGATATAATCTTTAGTTGCACCAGTATGTACGTTGAATGATCCGCTAAAATTTACAGCATCTATTTGTGGTGGATCAATAACTGTATAAGGTACTAAATGTAATTGACCGTTACGGACAGTTGCTCCAAGATAATCCGAAACTGCAATTTTAATTATTTCACTTGTATGTTTTTGTGTCTTCATCGACTTATCCTAATGATGTTTTTTATATTCTTTTACCATATCAATAAGGCCTGAAATGTGGTTATCACGTTTCGAAGTAAAAATCTCCGGTTCGTCTTTTCCAGCAATAGCGGCAATAACTACAAGACTATTTATAGGCATTTTATATCGCTCTTCAAACATAACCGCATATCCAGCTGCTTGTCGAAAATATTTTTCTAATTTTCCATATTTATCACCGATCATACTTTGTCTAGAAGTCTTGAAATCAATGACAGATAATGTACTATCAAATTCACCTATAACATCGACTGTGCCTGCAAGGCCCAAGTGGTCAGAATATAAAGGTTTCTCTTGTGCATAGATGTTATCTACACGTTCATCAAGAGTCGGTTTAATCTTCAAAAAAGATTCTATGTCAAATGGCATAGTCTTTTTATTTTTCCATTCTATATTATTTAGGTGGTCTTCTGCCATCTGGTGAACACTGGTTCCACTCCTAGATGCTTGAGTTGTAATTTTATTTGCTTCTTCTGCGCCAACTCGTTTTCGCCATTCCATAATACCTTGTCTAGAAAACCATCCCAAGACAGTAGTTATAGATGGATACTTTCCACCATCTGGTGTCAAGTAAAATCTTTTATTATTTTCCGTAATTCTACTAAGTGTGTGTGTTGGTAAATCAACATCCATATGATTAAACATAATAACTCCATTTTGTTAGAACCATTATACCATATGGATGTTGGGTTGTCAATAGTTTTATTAACTTCTAGCGTCCCAATAACTTTTACTTAATTCACCGATATCTATAGTAGTACCAACTTTACGAACATTAGTATATACCTTATGTCCAGTTAGTGGATGAATTCTAATACCATCAGTTTGTTGATCATATAATGTTTTATTTGGATCTCCGGCGCCGGGGTCGGCCGGCGCATTATTATATTGAAATCCAGTATTGTTTGTTATTGCTACCCAAGCCATTAGATTGTCCTTATTGTTTCAAAGTATTTATACAATACCCAATTCTAACTTATTAATGATATAAGACTTTACAAGTGCGCTTCTCACAATGTCAGATTCTGTAAATTCTATGAATGAAAATTGTTTCATATTCTTAATAATTTTCATAAAATTCTTGATACCATTTTTCTCATCGTTGGCCTTAAAATCTGTTTGTCTGAAATCACCACAAAATAATAATAAACAATTATCACCCAATCTAGTAATAACAGAATCTAATTCGTGAAAATTCATATTCTGACATTCATCAACAATAATAATACTGTCATAAAAAGTTCTACCTCTTATGAATGATGTCGAATTAAAGTTGATTAGATTAGATTTTCTTAGAGTTTCGTATGCCGTACCACTCTTAAATAATTCATTAACAATGGTTTTATATGGTGCCTCAAATACTTCTATTTTCTGTTTTTCTGAGCCGGGCAGAAATCCCACATCCCTCGTAGGGACTACACTCCTAATTATTTGTATTTCTCTAAATGTCGATTCTGGATGCATTATTTCTTCTAATGCAAGAAATAATGATATAAAAGTTTTCCCTGTTCCTGCTACCCCATGCAGAAATAAATGATCACCGTTCGCAAACGCATCAAAAACTTCTGATTGTGTAGGTGTCATCGGCATTATTTCTTTTAGTTGTTTATTCCTATTGTCTATACCGATTAATCTTGTATTGCCGTTACTTTTCTTTTTTACAGACTTTCTTCCCACTTAGAGACTCCTAATTAGTTGAGGGAAAGATCAGTTTACTTTTCAAAATTCATTTTACTTTCACGGCGGCCGCCCTTTTGCATACCAACACTAGGTAGTCTATCCAAAACTCTTTCTTTGAATTCCATAGGAACTTTCTGGCGGCCCAATGGGTCTCCAGCGAAATTTAATTTGTTTATGATTTGTTTTAGATTTGGGGTGTCGCACTTGGGACAGTCGCAATCTAATACAACTTCCCTTTCAGACATTTTACACGAATGATTAAATTCGTGTTCACAACTAGTACATCTAAATGTATATTCTGGCATTAATTTAAATCTCACTTTTCACTTATTGATGTAAACTTACTTTCAACTGATTTTTCCAATTGAGTTTGTTTCACTTAGTTATTATCTATACTCTTACTTATATAACTATGGCTGTCTATCTAGTCGATTCAGTAAGAATATAGAAATAATTTTAATCTTTTTTGGACACAAAAGAATACAACTCTTTTGCCTTTTCCATTAACTCTTCTGTGGAATAGATTGCATAGGCCTCTGAAACTTCATCTGCTGTTTTCAATCCATTTTCATGCATCCGTTCTACCAGTTGAATATTCATATGCCATTGTTGGTCCATGTAATCTTTTGCCATTGAAAGCATTGTCTCTCTAATTTCGAAGGGGTTCTTATTAGCCATTTTATTTTCCTATCTGTGTGTGTTTAGTTGTGTTCGCCATTA